TTTGGTTGGTCAGTAGCTGTAGGCTCAGGTAGAATTGTTGTTGGTTCTCCTTATGATGCTGACAATGGATCTAATTCAGGATCAGCTTATATCTTTGATCTAGGCGGAACTCAACTAGCTAAGATCAAAGCATCAGATGGTGCAACCGGTGATTTCTTCTCCTTTTCAGTAGCTGTAGGATCCGGCAGAATTGTTGTTGGTGCTTTTAGCGATGATGACAATGGAGCCACTTCAGGATCAGCTTATATCTTTGATCTGGATGGAAACCAACTAGCCAAGATTAAACCATCAGATGGTGCATCTTTTGACCAATTTGGTCGATCAGTAGCTGTAGACTCAGGTAGAATTGTTGTTGGTGCTTATGGCGATGATGACAATGGATCTAATTCAGGATCAGCTTATATCTTCGATCTGAATGGAACTCAACTAGCTAAGATCGATGCATCAGATGGTGCCGCTAATGATTACTTTGGTAATTCAATAGCTGTAGGATCTGGCAGAATTTGTGTTGGTGCTTATGGCGATTCCGACAATGGACCTGCTTCAGGATCAGCTTATATCTTTAATCTGGATGGAACTCAACTAGCTAAGATCGATGCATCAGATGGTGCAACTTTTGACCAATTTGGTTGGTCAGTAGCTGTAGGCTCAGGCAGAATTGTTGTTGGCGCGCCGCAAAAAGAAGATTCTGCTACTGGGTTTCCGAGTGCAGGATCAGCTTATATATGGAACACACCTCTCGTAAAAGACCTTCTTGATGATAATTTTTAGAAAATAAAAAATGATCTAAATAGTTGTACTCTTATTTGATTTTTATATTATGTTTTTACAAAAAAATGGTGTTGATGTTAATTTTCTACACATACCTAGAACTGGTGGTAGGTATGTTGCAAATCTTTTAGTAAATTCTGGATATTCCTATTCCGAAAATTTCCCAGCTTCTGGATACAGACACATTTATTACAAAGGTAAGGAATTATTACATCTTAATCTTAAAGAAGAAGAAGAAGTAGCCAAAATTTGTAATAAAGAAATACCTAAAATTAGATTTACTATAATTCGTAATCCTGTCGATAAATTTATTTCTTTTAGTAAAGTTTTTTATTCTTATATTAAACTTATAAATCTTGATTGGAAGGATATGGAAAATTCAGAAGTTTTTGAAGAAATCATGGATCGATTTGGTTTTTTGTCTGGATCGAACGATAGCGATAAGTTAGAATTAGTTTTTGGTTTAAAGAACTTAGGAAATAATGCTTACATCAATCAAACAGAATTTATAGATGACACAGTTAAAGTTTGGAAATTTGAAGATGGACTTGATAAAAAATTCGTTGAGTGGTTAAACGATGAAGTTGGTTTGGATAATGTAGTACTAAATGAAGTATCATATAAAAAGAAATCTTATGATGAACATGATTATAAATTTTCAGATGAATTTAAACTTGTTCTAAAAAATTATTTTAAAACCGAAATGAAGTATTTTGATTATGAGTAAAATAAAACACTATTCTCCAATAAAAGGGATAGACGTTTATGATAATGTGTTCGATCTTGCAAAAAGATTTGATATACAAGAATCAGTAAAAAAATGTCCTTATCAGATAGGGTGGGCGGACAATACTGAAAAAGCAGAGCAATATATGTTTTCTAATTGGCTTCCAGAAAAACTAAACTCTATTAATTTTTTTTCTGATTTTAAGGGTAGTCATCCTTTACATGAAAAAATAAATCCTGATAAATTTATTAGATGTATTGTAAACAATGACGTTTGTTCAAATACACATTGGACACATACACACATAAATGAAAATGTCTTTCTTTATTATGTTAATATGGAATGGCAAGAACATTGGGGAGGCGAAACTTTATTTTTTGATAAGAATGATAGTTCAAATATAATATTTGGAAGTAGATATATTCCAGGAAGAATTATTTGGTTTGATGGAGAAATACCTCACACGATTAAATCTCAATCTCGATTAGGTTCAAAGTATAGATTTAGTATTAGTATATTTTTTAAAAAATAAAGTATTTAATTTTCAAATGTTATAAATAGTTATATTAAAATCAACATGGTACAACATAGGAGAGAAAAAAATGTGGTACGTTGAAGGAGTTGGATTAGTTAAAACGCCTCGAGGAATTACAATCGATGGTGTTCAGCATCCAAGAAATATTTTTACACTTTGGTCTAGAGAAGAACTTGCAGCAGTTGGAATTAAGCCGGCTCGTATTGTGTCGGTAGATTCAACTTATTATAATACTGGTGCTCTTACATGGAATACTTCCGGTGTAGAGGCTGTCGGTACATATGCAACTACCGAAAAAGACATTGTAAATTTAAAAGAAGAAATGAAACGAGCTGTTAAAGGTATTGTTTCTTCTAGACTTTCTGATAGTGATTGGATGGTCATTCGGGCCGCAGACGGCGGTACCGCAGTTCCTGAAGCCTGGACAACATATCGTGCAGCTTTAAGAACAACATCAAATACTAAGGAAGCTGAAATAGATGCTCTTGCTGATCTTGGTGCAGTTAAAGCATATCGAGCACATTCAGTAAGATACACAAGACTTACTGGTACAACTGATGAGGAAGGTGTCACAACTTGGGATGCTCCTAATATAGTATCAGAAACTACGATAGACAAAGTAACTTGGACAGAGGAAGGAGATCATGCAGATTCGTGGCCACTTGCTCCGGATCATATTGCAGATCCAAGTTTTGTAAGTGTCGTAAACGCATAATAGGAATTGAAATATGGCAAACGCTTTTAAAAATGCAGGAGCAGCAATAGGAACATCTCGAACTGACATATATACTTGTCCAAGTGCAACTGAAGCTGTTATTCATGCAGTATATCTTTCCAATATTGATGGAGTAAGTAGCGTTGATGCTACTGTTGAAATTTACGATAGTAGTGGAACAACTTATTATCATGTAGGAAAAACATTACCTGTTCCTGCAGACTCCACACTAGTTTTAGATAAACCTATTAATTTGGAGGCATCGGATAAACTTACGGTTACTGCATCGGCAGCTGGAGACCTAGAGTGTTTCATTAGTGTTCTGGAGATTACATAATGTCTTATATTGGGCAACCAATACCAAGTAAATCTTCTCTTATTAGGAGATATAATATTACAGGTTCTACAAGTGCAACTCATACTTTAACTTGGGAACCACCCAATGAGCAAAGTATTTTTGTAACTATTAATGGTATTAAACAACACGAAGACGCTTATTCAGTCTCAAGTTATACACTTACACTTACTTCTGCTTTAGTTGCTTCAGATAAATTAGAAGTAATAGGTATTATAGATGTTGGTGTAAGTTATGTATTGCCTGCAGATGATACCGTCACATCATTTATGCTTCAAACAGATTCAGTCACTACTGCAAAGATAGCTGACGATGCAGTTACTTCTGCTAAGATATTAGACGGTACGATTGCAAGAGCCGATTTATCTTTTGATCCAGAAGATGATGCAACAGCATTGGCGATTGCTTTAGGATAAGGAAAATAATATGGCTAATACATTTAAGAATGCTGCGGTTTCGGATGTGTCAACTGGCTCTTATGATACTCTATATACAGCTCCTGCAGCTACTCAAGTAGTAATTCTTGGTCTTGCAATTACAAACAAAACAACAAGTGCTGTGACTGTTAAAGTTCAATTTACGGATACTTCTGCAAGTACAACTCATCAACTTTTAAATGATGTAAGTATACCTGCAAATACTACACTTGAAGCTCTAGCAGGACAAAAGTATATTTTAGAAGCTACTGATGTTCTTAAAGTTCAAGCAGGAACAGGAACTGCGTTGGACGTAATCCTTGGCGTTATGGAAAAATCTTAGGAGTAGGTTATGCCTTTTCTAGGAAATCAACCATCAACAGGATATAGTACTATTGTAAAGGATGACTTTACTGCAAACGGCAATGATACTGTATTTACGCTCAGTCGAACAGCTGCTTCGGCAAACTCAATTGCTGTCTTTGTAGGCAATGTTCGGCAAGAACCTACAGATGCCTATACTGTAAATGGTACCACTCTTACAATGTCTGCTGCTCCAGCAAACGGAGCAAATTTTTATGTTCTACATATTTCTGGAGCCGTAGAAAATTCATCAGTTCCTGCTTCTGGCACAATTGGAACAAGTCAATTAGCTAACAATGCTGTGCATACGGGAAAGATTGCAGACAATCAAGTCACAACGGCAAAAATTGCAGACGATCAGATTACTTCAGCAAAACTTGCCAACGCAATAAACATTACTAGCGGCAATTCTTTAACAATCGA